GGCTTTGGCGTACGTGGACGTAATTTTGGCTTCTAAGAACTAAGGCGCAATATGGCATACAGCCCCGCAACTGACTTTCTCGGATTGCTCCGGCAAACCTCCGGTGGCGTACGGTCGGAGCGCATGCCGGGGCTGGATTACGTCGTCATGGCGCTCGCCCGCGCTGGGTTGTTCGCGCTCTCCGTAGGGCAGACAGCGCCAACCGCGAACCAGCCAGGCACGGTTTGGTTGCAGCCTTCGAACCCGTCATGGGTTGCCGAAGGTACGGTATGGCTTTGGAGCGCAGCCGCTGCAGCCTACCAGGTGGCAACTCCAGCGCTGTGGAACGCGTTGCTCGCACCGGGCGGGTACTCCTTTCAATCGGTTGCCGGTGCGTCCGGTGTTATTTTGCCGGGTACATCGGTGCTTGCCGTACAGCGCGCCGCTCCCGCAGCAACCGCTTTGGTGCTTCCGAATTTGGCTGCGCAGTGGCTTACGGGCCGTGCAATCAAGCTGGTGGACTGGTCAACGGCTGTCACGCTGCACGACATTACGGTGACGAAGCCGGACGGTTCGACGATTATGCAGCAGGCATCGTGGCAGTTCATGTCGAATGCTGCGCAGCTCGCCAGCGCCACTCTGTACCCGTCACCTGATCTTAACGGATGGATCATCGCATGACCTTGTTTAAACGCACCGCACTCGCCGTTGCGCTGTTTCTGGCGGCGTTCAATCCGGCTGCTGCACAGTGGCAAGCCCCCAACCATTCTGTCCCAATTGGGCAGGGTGCCGGCGTCACGGGGTTCAAGAGCGCGGCACCGGGTGCAGCGGGTTTGCCGCTTACTAGCAACGGTGCGACTTCGGACCCGTCGTTTCAGGCGATCGGCAATGCGGCTTTCGGAACGGCAGTGCCCGCGAATACGTACAAGTGCAATCCTACCGGCTCCCCCGGCGCGTTGCAGGACTGCACGAACAGTTCGGCAATTGTCTATTACATCTGTAACGGCACCGCCGACACCACCCCGATGGCGGTCGCGCTCGCGCTGGCAATTGCGGTGGGTGGCGCGGGCGGTACGCTGCACATTTCGGGAAGTTCATGCATTCAGTCCGGGGCTTTGACGCCGACGACGAATGTTTCCATCGAAGGCGATGGAATGAACCAAACGTTTTTGAAGCCCGCCGCCAACTCGACGAGCTGCATTAACTTCAACCCGAACGGTGGCGTTGCGACGGCTTCGTTGTACACCGTCAATATTCGCAGGCTGACGTGTACGTACCCGACGCTTACTTCTGGCGGTGCGGTTGGTTTTCAGTACGGCAACTCTGTCAACAACAACATCAGTGGCGTCATCGACGAAGTTGGCTGCACCAATTGCACCAACGGAATTAATTTGCTGAACACTATCAACACGACGGTAGCGCACTCCGATATTGGCCCGTTTTACGGGTACGGCATTCAAGTCACCAGCCCGCTTTCGGCTGATGCCGGTAACGCCACCCTTCATGATAGCTATATTCAGGATTTCGCACCCGTAACTACTGGATCGATCGGCATTCAATGGCTCTCTGGCGGTGCTTTCAACGCGCACGATAACACGATATTTGCGCCCCGCCCGATATATCTGCACCAAAGCGCGCAAACTACAGAAGTGCACGTACACCATAATTTGAACACCGGTACCGGCGGCACGCCAACAGCCGGCATTCAAGTGGATACCATCAGTGCGTCGTTTACGTGCTCGTCATCTGGTTCTAATTTGACGGTGAGCGCGGTAACGGGAACGCTAGCGCCAGCGTCACCACCTTTCCCTGCGTCACCGACTTCAAGCGGACAGACGGTTTCATGCAACGGTACGGCGCTGGGGACGCTTGTCAGCCAGACGTCAGGTACGACGGGCGGAGCGGGCGTGTACGTCACGACGGGCACCGGTACCACGTCAGGTTCTGGTGTTGCCACGTTCCAAATGTTTGAATTGTTGATCGACGGCAACATTCAAGATAGCACCGTACGTCCGTTGTACGTCCCGGCGAATGCTGGTGGGTTGTGGCTGTACAACTTGACGTACAGTAACAATCTAGACAGCTCAGATTTCAACTCGTCCACTAACCAAGTCACGGTGTACAATACTTCAGGTTTTGCCATGGGCGGAAATATAATCAGGTGTAATGGCACCTGCACGGCAGGGAGACCTATTTTCTTCGACAGCAGCACGGATCATGTCGGTATCTTCCAGCCGCGTTCTATGGAGCCGGGTTCGTGGGGCGGGACGGACCTCATTTCGTCCACGAATACTTGCGGCATGTCTACCAACGCGCTTTTAACAGGGTGCTGATATGAGCAACTTTTACAACACCGTCATTCGAAACTCGAAATACTTCGGCTCCGACGTGGTGTGCAAAGACATGGCGATGCTGGAGCCGGGCACGCGCGCTGCCGTGCTGGCGCTAGTAGCCGAAGCGGCGACCGAAGGGCATGATTTGCGAGTGCTGGAGACTTATCGATCGCAGACGCGGCAGAGCGCGCTGTTCATGAAGCACGCAACGCAGCTTCGTGTTGTTGGGTGCCACGGTTACGGCGTGGCTGCGGACTTGGGTGTGTTCGTCAACGGGAAGTACCAGGAAGACGATAAGCCGTACCAGTTCTTGGATGCGCTGGCGCGCAAACACAGTCTAGTCAGCGGCTTGACATGGGGGCACCCCGGACCAAATCGCGGGTTTGTCGATAGCGACCACTTGCAACGCATTCCAGTGTGGCGACAGAATGCGATGTTCAACGGTTCATGGTACCCGCCTGAAAGCTATGACCCATATACAGACAGATTGGGGGGTTTGCCGGCGGCTCCCGTACCGCAAGTTGTGCAGCCTGTTACGCCAACCGCATCCGTAAAGGGTTCTGTTGCTTGGGTACAAGAAAAGCTGAACGAGTGGGCACCGTCGTTCAGACTGGATATCGACGGTTCGGCAGGTTCGGAAACAAAACACGCCATTCGCCGTTTTCAGCAAGAACACAAGTTGCCGGCGACTGGCGCGATGGATCCGCAAACCTTAGCGGCGCTGGCCGCTTCTTAGGGGAGTTATATAGTTGACTCCCTACCGCGCCCGGCGGCTCCGGGCATAGAAGCAGGAGAAGTAGAATGAGAATGTTGACAATTAAGCACATCGAGAAGGGCGGCCATGAAAGTATTCGCATGGCACATTCCGTCGAGTACAAACCGGAAGGGATGCAAGACGCTGATCCACGCACGCCTGTTCTTGAAGCCTTTGGCTGCACTGGTGATGGTGGGCCGGTTTCAAACGGATGGTGCTGCTATGGCAGCGGCAAAGTGTTTGTCATGAACGATGCTGGCAGCACGGTCGGCACTTACGACCTCGGCTAGAAAACATTGGTTCCCTCACCATCAGTTTTTGGCGGCGAGGGAGTCAACTATATAATTCCCCTTCTTAGCTCTTACTGTTTACCCCGGCGTAGGCATTGCCATTCTTGCCATCGTCGGAATGGTCGTTTTTTCCGAAGGCTTCCAGCTCTGTCTCGAACTGCGCCAAGTCAGTCACGGTGCCGTCTAGTTCGGCGTGTTTTTTCAGGAACACGGTTTCCCGCTTTTTGTGGATTTGCTCCACGCGATCGACGTACTTGTTTACGTCGGCTTCTACGGCTGTTTCCAGCGCCGTCTGTGCGTTGCTCGCCTTGGCTAGAATATCGGACAGGCGGCCCATTCGAAGCGTCCTTGCGGCCCGTACGAGGGCGGTTAAACGGTCTATGGTTAAGCTGTACGGGCTGCGGCCGGGTGGCCTTACGATTACGTCCATGAGCGGGACCGGGCTAGGAAGGCATCGCAACCCGGTCCCGTCACGTCGTACGCGGCGACCCATCAACCTGCCTTGTCTGGGGGTGGAGGCCAAGGCAGTTTTCGTATGACATGATTTGCCAAAGGCGTCAATGCCCGGTATGCTGTACGAACAACATAAAGGGGACTGACCCAATGAACAGCACACAGCTACAGACCACCACGGCCGCGATCGTTGCGGGGGCTGCGGGCTACGCGGCCGGCCACGGGTGGCTAGGGCTTGACGCCAGCACATGGGGCGTTCTTTTCAGCGCTTTGGCAGTGTTCCTGCCCGCCGCGTGGCCGGCACTGGTGACCCGTGCCACGTCCCTCAAGGACACTGTGGGGAGCATGAAAAACACCACTGTGGTCACCGACGCTGCATCGGCGAATGCGCTGCCAAACAATAAGGACGTGGTTGCCGTGACGCCTGCGATCGTCGCCGCGATCAGGCAAGCACAGTGAGCGCCCTCGATTTCGGGCTTGGGTTGGCCGGCATGCCCGAAACCACGATTGCGGAGCTGGACAAGCAGCTTCCAGCGCTGGAGCGCATCGCAGCCGCGATCAAGCAAGCGGAGCCGATGATTTCGCCGCTCATTCCGGTTTTTCAAAAAGCGTGGCCGGATATCGTTGCGGTGACGCCGCTGCTGATTGAGTTGATCGCGTTTGCGAAGGCGAAAGAAGCGTAGTGCTTCCGTGGGAGCAACCCGCACCGCAGCCCATGCCGTGGGAACTGCCGGTTGCCCCTGACAAAGGCGCGTTGCGTGCGAAGCTGCGGGACTTCGATTACTATCGTGGGAAGTTTCTGCGCATCCGACCGCGCGAAGGCGGCGAACGCATCCCGTTCATTCTCAATCACGCCCAGCAAGTCCTGCACGCCAGGCTAGAGGCTGAAAAGAAAACCTTTGGCATGGTGCGCGCGCTGATACCCAAAGCGCGACGTATGGGCGTGAGTACGTTGATAGGCGGCAGGTTCTTCCACCAGACCGCAACGCAGTTCGGTCGCCGTTCGCAAGTCGTCGCGCACCGTACGGACAGCGCAGCCAATCTGCATAGGGAGATAAAAGAGTTTTGCAACGGCCTACCCGCTTCGTTGCAGCCTTCGGTTGGCGCGACGAATGCGCGCGAACTGATTTTCGACAAGCTGAAATCGCTGTACAAGGTTGCATCGGCCGAAGGTGGTGACATCGGCCGTTCTGACGATTTCCACGCGCTGCACCTGTCGGAAGCGGCGTTCATGGAAAACGTCGAAGATTTGTCTTCCGGTTTGCTGCAAACCGTACAGGACTTGCCGGGTACGGAAGAGGTGTTGGAGAGTACCGGCAACGGCAAATCCGGCATGTTCTACAATATGTGTCAGCAAGCGCATTCCGAAAACAACAAAGGACTTTGGCGGCTTCACTTCTTGGCGTGGCCGATCATGCCGGAGTACCGCGTAGCCGTGCCGTTCACTTGGGTTGCACCAAAAGAATTTGAAGACTACGGCCGAATGCACGGCCTTGACCGTGAACAACTCTACTGGTTCTGGACCAAAAACTATACACTCGCCACCATGAACGGCGGACAGCCGGAAACCATTCACCGCTTGACGCGCCAGGAGTACCCGGCGACGTACAGCGAGTGTTTCATGGCTGACAGCACGCTGGACTTCTACCCGGCGTCACTGGTCGAAGCCGCAATGACGCGGCAGCCACGTCCGTCGTACGACGGATTGAAAATATTAGCCGTAGACCCGGCCGGCGAAGGGCAAGACCAGCCTTGGGTTTGCGATCGACAGGGGCCGGCAATTGGTTCGCGGGTATGGGGTGCACTCACTGCGCGGGACTACAACGTACAAGCCAATTGGCTCATTCAGACGTTCGACCGTTTTGGCATGGACGTGATTGCCGTAGACAAGACTGGCGGGTACGGCAAGGGGCTTGTGGACGCGTTGCGGCTGGGCATGTTGCGGCGCGGACCTGAAAAGATCGTACCTATAGATTTTTCGTGGGGTGCGGTAAATCAGATCGCGTACGGTAACCGCCGTGCGGAAATACACGACAAGCTGCAAGAGATTATTGCGAAGGGCGCTTCGATGCCGAATGACAAGCTGGCGCAAGAGGAAGGCGCGGCTTACAAGTGGGGCATGAGTGATTGCCGACGTGACGAAAAAGGCCGGTTGTTCATGACGCCTAAGGAGAAGATCAAGAAAGCGCTGGGACGCTCCCCCGATCGGTGGGACAGTATGGCTGTGTCGTGCGCTATCGACGGCTAGTTAAAAACTGCCGCAGCGCATCCATTTGCGCGTCACTTTGAAAATTGAATACCGGAATTTCGTAGCTGACGGCGATGCGCAACGCTTGTCCCGTGCCGCCCGACGCTTTACCGTCCTTTGTCCAACATATAATAAAGTTAACGGGCGCATCGAGCATTGCACCCAGCACTATTGCCGAGTTGCGCGCGTGCAACGCTCGCGCTTGCGGCGAACACTTTAACCAAGCCGGATGGAATTTTGCAGCGTGTTCAAACCACGTCGGGTTGCGCATGCTCATGTCGGCGGTAAAAATTTGTTTGGCATGGTGACCGGGTAGCGCGCTGTCGCAGCCCAATTCAAAAGCCATGTCAGCACCACGCGCATGCCCAGAACGCAATACGCACTCCGTACGGGCGAAATAGTTTCCCCACTCTTGCATTTGTGAAAGGACGCTATTAGGGGTTTCGCGCGACCCTATACCGGCGTAAATCATGATGGCTAGTCCTGATTGATGTAGTCGGCTTCCGCCATACTCAACATGCCCACGGCTTCCAGCACGTTGGCATTCATCTTGCGTGCCCGCAGCCGCACCATGCCGTTGCCATCGTACGTCAAAATCACAACGCAAAGCTTCGTCGTTGGGTCGTTCTCAGAACGCAGTTCTTCCGCCAACTCGGTAAGCCAATCGCTTGCGTTTTCTTTGTTCTGAACGATTGACAGTTCCGGCATTGCTGCTCCGTACGTGCGTTGACTTGTACGGCAATGTACAGTATGACAATCGCGATGCAAGTCAATTTTTAGGAGCCGTACACCATGGAAGCTATTGACAAGGCCGTACAGGCCGAAGTGAACAAAAACGACATGGAAGCTATTGACAAGGCCGTACAGGCCGAAGTGAACAAAAACGACGCGGTAAAGAAGCCGCCCCGCAAGCCACGGCCAAGCGAGATTGCGGCCAAGCTGGCAAAGGCTGCCAAGAAAACCAAGCCCAAGGCAAAACCGAAGGCGAAGAAAAAGATTGTCAAAAAGGCCAAGCACTCGAAGCCGAAAGCCAAGAAAAAGGTGCACGGCCCCAACGTCATCCGTACGGAGCGGATGGACCTGCGTTTGACGAAGCAGGAAAAAGCCAAGATCACGGCGCGGTCGAAGAAGACGAAGAAGACCGTGACCGGCGTCGTGATGGAAGCTGTCCACAAAGCGAAGTGGTAACACAGAAAGGCAGGTGGTTGCGATACCAAGCCGAAACCCTTACAAAAACGGCGAGCAAAACATAAAACGAAGCCCGCAGGAACATTGAGACGTTTCTGCGGGCTTGCTTATTTACAGTGGTGGAAATCAATTCAGCTTATAGTTGATTGACACCCGTACCGATTGGTCGTTCTGCACCGTGACCCCCGAAGCCTGCGCCCCGTTGAAATTGGTGTAGGTGTATCGGATGTCGCCAAAAAGCTTGGGGCTGATGTCGAAGAGTACGCCAACTGCGGAGCTGGTACCGCTGACCCATGTATTGGTCAACTGCCAAGTAGTCGCGCCGACGCCGACGTAAGGCCCCAGCACCGAATTGGCAAGAGCAGCCGGAACCGTAATCGGCGTCGCAGTCCCCAACAGTCCGCTGAGGTTACCGCCGACCTTGAACAGTATGGTATTGCGCAACCCATTGACGTTGCCGCTGGCTCCATTGACGGTCAGCGCCGATCCCAGCGCGTAACCTAGGTCGTCTTCAAGAGCAAAAATCCAGTTGCCTTGAAGATACTGGTAGCCCGCGTCGAGAGACGGAACCATGCCGCCTGCGAACACTGAACCATTGATGCCACTGCCGATGATATCGGCGTTGGACCCCTGCCCCGCGATGCCCGCACCGGCATAGAAGCCGGAACAACTGAGCGGGGTGGACGCCGTTGGTACCGTACACGGTGCGTAGGTGACGGCGGGAGCCTTGTAGACGGGTGCCACGTCGGCGGCGAGCGCGGGGCAAGCCAGTACGGCAGCCGCGAGTGCGAGAATAAGTCGTTTCATACTGTGTTCTCCGGGTTGAAGGAACGTACAGCCTAGCACGGCATGCCGCCGTACACTGTAACCCGGCAGCAACATCTACGCTCGAATACGCCAGCCCGCGCCATTGAAGTTTCCGAAGGTGCCGTCTTTGGCGTCCACCTTGACCGCGTACCCGCTGTTGAACTCTTTGTTGCGCGGGTCCATACCGGCGTACAGACTTTGAAGCTGGAGACGCTGTTTCTTCCGTACGACATCGCCAACTTTCTTCGGTCGCGCGCACAAGATGGGGCGAAACACCTTGCCGGTCTTGTCGCTACCGGCAACCAAGTCCGAAAACAGCTCCGCAACTTCCGGGTTCGTGACTTCGCGAAAGCCCTTGTTGTGCGCATCGGCGATTTCGGCCGGAATGCTGTTGATAATTCGGAATTCCCAATCCGGGTATTTCTCGCGGTTCGGAATGAACAGTTTCAGCGGCCGATCAAGATGCAGGTTCTTGATGATTTCCTCATAGTCTAAAGCTTCAATGAACGGCGACTTGCCGCCCGGCTCGCCTTGCACGCTTGGCGCTTCAGGGATATCGCCAGGTGCGTTGACCACTAGGTTCGGGGCAATGCCCGGCTGGAACGGGTTATCGGCCATGGCTACTTCTTTCTCTGCTGCGCAATGTTCCAGTGGCTCTCCAGCGCCTTGGCGCAGAAGCTTTTCTTCTGATCTTCGGATGCATTCGAAGACAGGAACTTGCCGACCGAACGCGTGATTTCCTTCTGAACGTCGGGCGGGGCATCGGACATTTTGGACCACGGGCCGGACGACTTGGAGCTGCGGGAGCGCACGCCTGCGTCACCTTCGCCGGGGCCGTCCGTGCGCTTCTTTTTGGCGACGGGCTTTTTCTTGTCGTCATCGTCTTCTTCGTCACCGGGTTCGTCGTCTTCGTCCTCCGGGTTTTCGGTTGTCGTGGTAGCCGGTTTGAATTCTTCGTCAACTGCTTTGACGAGCGCGGCGGCGAAGTCAACGGCGCTGTTGAATTTCTTCGGGTCCATGTCCTTGCCCAAAGACAGCGCGCGGCCGGATTTCTTCGGGTCTACGCCGAACCAATCTAGCTTGTTCAGCTCTGCACGGATTTCTGCATCGCCGTACGCCGGGGCCTTCGGTGCCGTGGACACAGCGAGCCTTGCCATGTCTTCCGCGATCTTGGTTGCTGCTGCCGTGTCGCCGTTGGTCACTGCGGCGTCCAGTTGGGCTTTCAAGCCGGTGACGGCGTGTTCTCGGAGCATCGTATTGAGATCGGACATGGGTTACCTCTGATAAACCGTACGCTCGCGGATGTTGTCAACGACTTCGGGAAGCGGTTTCTTGGCTTCGACGGCTGCCCCTTCTTTTTCTTGCTGACTTGGGTCTTCATCCCAAAGCAGCGTAGAAGGGTCCGGCATTTTGTCGCTGGGGACGACGGCCAACACGTCGCTGTAGCTCGATACGTAGCGCCATCCGCTGGTGGTCTGCAGCTTACCGCCTTGCAGCAGCGTACCGGCAAACGGGCGGATAACCACCCAATCGCCAATTTTCACGTCCTGCTTCTGCAGGCCCTCGCCGTCTTTGTACGTAAATGCCATAGGCCCCATGTTGACGACGCGGCCGGCCATGACGTTGTGTTGCGCCATGTCACGCGCCATATCCGGCATGATGAAGCTACCAACCATCTTTGGCGGCATCGGCATCCGAATAATAACCATGTCGCGTACGGGCTGCACGCAATCGTGCGGAATGGAAAAATCATGGACGCCGATATTGCTCATAGCTTTCTATTTTCCTTCATCGCGTTGTCAAAAACTTTCCGTACGTCGTCCGATGGCGAAGTCAGCAATTGGTGCAGCTCATACAGCGCCGCCGCCCGCCCCTGCGTCACCGGGTCCACCGGCTGCCCCTGCAGAAACGTCGTCACCGCCCCCGCCCGGCGCTGGCGAAGGTGCGCCACCAGCGCCACCGTTACCGGGTTGTTGAGCCATTCCGTCAGGTCCGCTTCCCGCATCGCCAGCCTGGTCCATCAGTTGTTTAACGGTTTGTTCAAGCTGCGCCATCGTAAGCAGCGCGGCGCGATTGTTTTGCATACCGCCCGCAGCGGTCACCATGTTTAGCAGCGCCTGTGTCAACTGTACAGCGGAACCGGCCGTAACTTTCATACGATCGGTTTTTGCCTTTTCCATATCGATGTAGCCCTTGATCTTCTCGAAGGGCGTTGCCTGCGGCTGTTGCGGCGCGGCGATCAATTTCTCAGGGTTCGGCAGCCGCAGAACCGTAAAGAGGCGCAACAGTGCCTCCGGTATGCTCACGCCGGGCTCTTGAAGCATCTCTTTATAGATGCCTGCCATGGCCGTACGCTGCATCTCAGTGGCAAGCTGCGGGTCCGCCGTGACTGCGATCATGTCGCCTTGTGCGCCCATCATGCCTTCAGGCAGTTGGTCGTATGCGTCCGCCATCGCCACGAAGTCCCGAAATTCCAACGTCATCGACATGACCAAGCGGCGATGCACGGCGGACTGAACTTGCTGATTGCTGTCTATGATGCCCTTCGCCACCGTGGCCGTCGTGGATGCCGGGATGCTTTCCAGTACGTTCACGGAGCCGGCGAGCTGGCTACCCATGGAAACCAGCTTTTCGAACACTTGCACAGAACCCGGCGAAACCTGCTTCAGTGGAAACGCTTGGAAGCGGTTTTGCAGCGGTGCGCCATCCGTGTTGATCGTGGTTATGGTATCGTTTTTCAGTTCGACTTGTGCGGGCAGCCCGAAGCCACCGCCTGCCATGACGCCCGCGTTCTTGGCTTCGCTTTTCGCCGTCTCTGTGATCGATGCCAGCAAGTTGTCAGCGCTCGACTGTACGCGGTCCAGCAACTCGCCAAATCCCATCGGGAAGAAACCACCATCGGGGTTCGGCAGCATGCGGTACGGAAAAAATCGACGTATCGGGTTGAAGAACAATTCGTCTTCGGTCTCCGTCATGGTTTTCTTGGACCAGCGCGGACGAATGCGAACCACCTCCGGCAGGTCGTCGATTGAGATAACCACGGTCCAAGGTTCGTCGATCTCGTCACCGTCGAAGTCGAGCCACGCATCAACTTCGTAGAATTTCTTCGGGGCTTGCGGGTCGTCCATGTCGTACACGGGTTCGTAGTCAACCCATTTGCCGCGCTCTATCGAGCGTTCGATTTCGTACGGGTAGCGTTCGAATTGGTGCGTGATGCGCGGAGCGCGTTCGCCGTTGCCGCGTACGTTGGCGTTAACGATGACCTCTTCGCAGTTGAGAAAATTCGAGTGGAATACTTTGTCTTCCGCGTCAAAGTCCCGCTTGCGCCATGATAGCCCGGTTATCGACATGTGAAAAATCAGCGGGTCGGTATCCGATGCCCAATTCGGGTCTTTGGATCGAAGCTGGCTTGACACCCATGCGGCGAGCGGTTCGGCTCCGGGTTCGCTGGCTTTGGCTAGATCAGGTTCGCCTAACAGCGCATCGGTCGCGCGAGCGGAAAACTGGATAGCAGCGGACAGCATCATTTCGGTTGACGGGGGTGGT